GTCACCAATCTGGACAGCGTTAGCAAGGCTGGCAACCTGCGTATCGACGGAGGCTTCAGCTGCTCCATAGGTCGCAATGCTTGACGTGTTCTTCTTGGTGTAAACACCGCCCTGAGACATCGTGACGTCCGCTTCGTTACGCATTGAGTCGCCGTCATAAGCAATGGCCACGTCCTGTCCGATGGCATAGCCGCCGGTGCCATAGGTGCCCTGAGAAACAATGGAGCGGGACTGGCTGCGGATTTGGTTTTGGTTGTACAGCGTTAACACACCAGCACGGGTCACGAACAGCGGCGCATACTCGGAGTCAGCGACCTTCTGCAGCTCTGACGTCGTCATCGGTGCGTCGTCAGTTAACTCGAGAACGGTGGACGCTGGCGCAGACGGTGCAGAGGTCATGCCAGACGGGAACGAAGTGTTCGCGATGAGACGGTTGAACCGTGCAGCAGTTGACTCAGAAAACGCCACGGTCGAATACTTGAAGATTTCTTGGAACACGGCCTCTGTTTGGATGCCGTCCCACACAATAAATTGCTGGGTTTGTCCTGATCCCAACAGATACGCCTCGTTTACCGTTAAGCCTAAAATGCCAGTCGGGGCGACAGTAACGACTACTTGCGAGACGCCGTCAACCCAAATGGCCAGCGCCTTAGTAGTGCCGTTGAAAGTGATCGACAGCATGCGAGCTGTGCCGCCGTCATACTGTCGCCCGGTGTACCAGATGCGCTGTTGGTTGCTGTTGTAGTCCAGCATGTAAACCTGATACGCCGACAGCGCAGCGTCGTATTCAATGCTGAAAGCGCAGTTGTAGTAAATGCCACCCGTACCGAAGTCGGTCTCTGTGTCGGGGATAATCCACATAGATGCTGAGAAGTTGCCAACGCCCTGCACAGCGCCCGAGGCGGTTGTTGCTGCGTAGTTGCCTGTCCCCTGCACCGACGAGTTGACAAGACCGACGGCAAGTTGGTCACCGCTGGAAGCAGCTGTGGTTGTCGAGAAGTTAAACGGGACAGAACCTAAGTCGGTAAGCACACCGCCGGCGACGAAAGGTGTTATTGGTTCGTCACATGGCCAGTAGTGACGTGGCGCGGTGCTGAGAATGTAGGGACGGCTCCAGTCGGCAGGCTGAGCATCGGAGGCCAGTAGCCCCATGGCGTCGAAACATGACAGTGTGACGGTTGAGTTCTGTCCGGCGTCGCTCCACACTGGTGGCCAGCCAGCGACGAAGCCACGGAACACGGGATAGGTCGTAGCGCCATAGGTAGCCGTAATGCGTATCTGGCGACGCGGCAGAAGTTTGCCGTAGTAGGTGCCTGATGTGTAGAACGGGTCGAAAGTGCGGGCACGGTTGTTAAGCGTGACGCTGGCTGAACCGTAAAAAGTGCCCCAGTCGTCTGACCGTCCGCGGTCAATGTCCATGCTGTAAACGAACGAAGAAACGTCAACCCACCCACTATTGGGTGGAACCTGTGCAGCGCCGTCAGCAGCAATTTCTGCGTCCGTGCGGTACGGCCCGCTATACATTGCAATCTCAACCTTGCCGACTGGGTATGGCATTAGGACGCCCTGCGACCGTAAGCGTCAAGGACGCTGCTGACAGATTTGCCGATTGCGACTGGGTCACCGACGCCAGTGTTGACGTTCACCGTGACGCCACGGTTTGAGTTTGTAGCGATGGCAGGTGCAGTCATGGCGGGTCCTTGGTTTGCCATTTCGGCAGCGCGAAAAGCAGCTGCAGACGTGCCACCGTACGCCTCCGAAATGCGACCCAACGTGACAGATCCCAGAGACGGAATGTCCTTGCCGGGCTTGACAAGGTTGATGCCCTTGATGACAAGGTTGATGGCTTTAATCCATGCGTTGACCATGAACTCGAAATAGCCGATAATGCCGTTAACGACACTGTTGACGACCTTGCGGAAACCCTCAAACTTCTTGTAGGCAACTGCGAGGCCAACGACTAGCAGTGCAATACCGGCAGCAATAAGGGAGAACGGGTTGAGGGCCATAGCAATGTTTACAGCGGTGATGGCTAATGCCACAGCGCCAATGGCAGCTGCGATTGCTGTGAAGGCCTCGGGGTTTTTAGATGCCCAGTCTGCAAACTTCTGGAGGATTGGAAGAGCCTGCTCGATAATCGGCAACAAGGCTTCTCCGATGGACTCTTTAGTTTCATCTAAGGAAACCTTGAGACGCTTGAACTTGCCCTGAGTCGTTTCCGCAGCAGCTGCAGCCTCGCCCCCAAACTTCTCGTTCAGTTTCTTCATGACCTGTTCAAGGGTTGCGCCCTCTTTGATCATGCCCCTCAACTCTGGAGCGATTAAGCCGATTGCCTTGTAATTGCCTCCATAGGCTTTCTCAAGCGCTTTGGTGACAGTGCTTAGGCTGACGCCCTTGGCGGCGGCGATGTCCATAGCAAGGCTTGTGGCCTTCTGTGCTTTCCCGATTGAGCCGGTCACGCGAGCAAGTCCTGCTAGGGCTGGACGCAACTCATCGTCGGTAACGCCGAGCAACTGTCCTTGTGTTTTAATCCAGTCTTCGTTGGCTGCAATCTGTGCGTCTGTTGCTTTGGTTGAACGTTGCAACTGGCGAGCTAGTGCTTGCTGTGCAGCCTGATCTTCTAGTGCTGCCTTAGTTGCGTCAAACAGTCCAGCAGTCAAACCAGCAAGGGCGGCCGTCGCTGGAATAGCAGCTTTACGCAGTGCAAACTGAGCCTTCTGTCCTGTGGTCTCAAGTTGCTTAAATTGCTTGATTGCTTGCTTGATGCCCTTGGAGTTGAACTCGGTGACAATGGGGATACGAATAGCCATTTAGATGTCTTTCTGCACTCGGCGCATAACTTCGCGGATGAGAATGTCAACACGGCGCTCGACTTCTGCTTGGTGAGCAAGGTATGCCCTCCACAAGAAACGACCGGGCGAGCCATAACGGCGTGTCAAGTTGTCAACCATTTCTTTACCCTTAGCAGTGGGCACAGGGCCACGGCCCGACATCTCGCTAACCAATGCTGCTTCGCTACCCCAGCGGATACCAAAGACCGCAAGATCAGACGTGTACGCACCGTACTGGCGGGGCCGTTTACCAGAAACAAAAGCCTTGATAGATCGGTCAGATTTCGCGTCATCCCATGGGAACACGTCGCCACGGTTACCCGGATTCCAGCGATGCTTCATACCTGACAGCGGCGGCTGACTTGGAGTGAGCTGTCGCGCCTCAGTAATGACCGTCTCAACGATGCCCGCGTAATCCTTGGTCACTTGGCGACGCGCAACCTTGTCAATCTTGTTCAGTTCTCGAAGAGCTTCTTTAGCACCGACAACGCTCAGGTCTGTGTTTACTGTTCTACTTGCCACGGCGTTGCTCCTTGTTCTTTTTATCAAGCACGTCCGCGACGGTGTGCAGCTCTTGTGTATCGAATGGAATGTTGTGAGGCCAGAAACCAGTCTCGACGACTAACTCGCAGAGACTGCGGAGGTAACTGCCCCTTGCGTAGGGTTTGTCGGTTCGTCCTCCACGACGTCAACCGAGACCAAGCCTTTGATGTAATCATCGAAAGCCACCGGCACGATGTAGCCCTCTTGCTTAGCACCCTCGAAAGCAAGGAAAGCGAGGTGCTCCATTGCGACGCCAGAGGCAAGGTCAGATGCGCGGATCTTGAACTTGCGCTCCAGCGCCACAATTGAGAAAAGGTTCGTAGTGACTTCGTACTTGACGCCGTCTTTCTCTTCTACCTGCAGTGTGATTTTCATTGTGTTTCTCCTCTTAAGTTGGGACGTCTTAGACGATGACCTCGGTGTAAACACCCCCGGTGAAGGTGATGTCAATTTGCGACATCTCTCCGACCGCGCCCGTCAACACTGGGAGTGTCTCGAGGTATGCACCGGTGAGCGTAAGCACTGGGTTGGTTGCACCTGTTGCAGCTGACGTTGGCTTAAGGGTCACCGTGGTGCGGGTGCCGACAAGGGCCTTAAGGGTTGCGTAAACCTCGGATGCTGCGTAGGTCATAAACAGCGTCATCGTGCATTCGTTGTTGGCAAGACCGGAGGAGTACTCGCGGGAGGTCTGGCCGAATGCGGTGGTGTCGATTGACTCCTGTACGCGGTTCATTGTTGCCGATGTGCAGAACCCTGTGAGCGCCACAGAGTTAACCGTGACAACTGGGTTGGTCAAATAGGTTGATGTTGCCATGATTAGTCCTCTGACTTTTCTTTAGTTGGTTTTTCTTGCTTGATGAAGCCACCCTCAAGGAGTGCCTCCACGTTAATCCCCTCAGCGGGGACGTACTGATCGCCGGGTGTACCGACAAGTTCTGAGACGATGATTAGTTTCACGATGCTCCTGTTTGTGCTTGCATTGCAATTGTGAGGTCGTACGTACCGTAGTCCTGACCGCCGACATTAAGTGTTGATGGCCGTCCGTCAAGGACTGCCACATTCTTTGTGAGCAACCCAGCTGCGATGCTGAGCAGAACACGAAGACCGTTGAGATCCACAGGACCCGAGCCAATGACGCGGACTGGGAATGTCATGCGGACGATGTTGTAGTTGCCGCCCTCAAATGATGGGGCCTCAATAAACGCGCACGGTGGGTTGATGGCTTTCGGATCTGTAACAACGCGTAAACCTGTGATGGTGTTGAGCGTTGTCGAGAGGTCGTCCAGCGCCTCGTTAAATAGATCCGTGTACGCCATTACGCAACCTGCGGACGGTTGATGCCGAGGAGCTGCATGACCATTGGGGTGACACCGGTGGACGGTGGTGCGCCCATGCCGTCAAAGGTAGCAATCGAATTAAATGCGCCCTTCTGGCGGTAGTACGCAGCGCCAATCATGATGGTCCCAAGCTTGACGTCGCCAGACGGAACAGTGGTGAGACTGTCCTGCAAGTAGCCCGCCTCGTATCTGCGACGATACGCAAACGCGTTACAAGCTGCAGCGCACTGAGTCAAGAAACTTGCCTCTTCTGCGGACGCTGTGCCAATCCCGACATAGTCTTCAATGTCAGTAGCCGTCACCCAAGTGCAGGTCAGCGTCCATGTGCAGGTGCCTGTCGGCAGTGCGGCGCTGAAGTCAAGGTCAGAGCCGACGCTGCGGAATAGCAACTGGTTAGGACGGGGCACACTTGAGTTGAAGTGCAGCTCACCGGTGTCGGACTGGACGCCCGTGTATTCGTACTGGGGGCAGTCGAGCACCACTTGTGTGCCGTTAAGACTGTGGCCTAAACCAGCCAGCGTGATGCTTTGACCGACTTCAATGTCAGTTCCCGTCAGGGTCTGGACGACTGCGTAATCGTCCAGACGCTGATGAGAGATAACTGTAAACACCGCCATGGCGGCACCGCCTTTCGGGTTTAGGCGATTGCGATGGACTTGACCTGATCGCCGTCAGCGATGAAGGTCGAGACGTATCCGTAGTAGGAGAAGGTGCGGCCCAATGTGCTTGGTACTTCTACCGACATGATTCCGCGAATCTGCTCATAGAACTCGATAGCAGCACCACGAGCTACGACCATGGTGTTGTCTGCAAATGCGCGGTCCACGACCAAGTTCAAGCCCAGTGGGTTGAAGGTGTTCATCATGGTCACGTTTGCGCTGCCCATTCCGTTCACACCCATGAGACCAGCTGCGCCGGTGTATGGGAAAATTGGACGCTTGTCGACGTCGAGCTGACTGCCCAATTTCTTCCATACGTCTGGACTGACGAAAATGTGGTCAGGCAAGAAGTTGGTTGCTGCGAGGATGTCTGTTGCTGCGTCGTACAACGCTGCGATGAGCGATGTTGGGTCGTTTGCTGTGACTGTCCATGTGGATCCTGATGCGGTGTCGCCGGCAAGGATTCCTGCACAAGCAACTGCGTCGGACTGCAACATGTACTGACCTGCAAGGTCGCGCAAGATGATCTCCATTGCGGCTGGCGAAGTGAAGTCGATGTCCTGCACGGAGAGTGTGACCTGTCCGGCAAGAGTTGTCTTTGTGACGACGTTGCTTGCGATGACTGGTGTCGTTGCGGAAACTCCACCCAGTTCAGAACCTTGTGATCCCACTGATGGGTGTGTGGTCCAAGTCGGACGAATGAAGGTCTTGGACGTTCCGCCGTCTGGCATCGCCCTTGCGCCCACAGCTGAAACGACTGGTCTGATGTAGTTCAGGTCCGTAAACACAGGACCGAGCACGTTGACATTCAAGAGGCCGGGCGTGTCGCTGGTGGTTGAATCGCCAGCGGCGGCCTGCAGTGCGGTCTGACGTGACTTCGCTACTTCAGTGGCTGCAGCGTTTACGCGCTGCCATACTTCGCCACCGATGTGGTATGCAGCCATGAACTCGCCGGCAGAAGGCATGCCGAAGTTGCGCTTAGCTTGTGCGGGGATTGGTGCGGTTGGTGTCGCAGCTTCGATTGCTGCTTCTGGCTGTACTGAGTCCACGGGTTCTGTCTCCTCGACTTGTTCTGGTGTGGGTTCTGTGTCGGGTTCTGTTTCTGCTGACGCAGCTACACGCGTTATGGTACTACCTTTGAAGGCCGCGATGGGCACTAATGACAATTCCATCCAATCGGCCGCCGTGACAATCATTCGGCCCTGATCGTCGTATGAAAATTCTCGAGGGTTTACACCGACGGAAACTTCCATAACGCCATCTGCCGAAAGGGTCAATGCGTCGTCACCAGCTTGAGTACGTGAGATGTACATGCTCGCAAGCATTGCCTCATCGGTTGACACACGCTCGGACACGATGCCGACTGGCTGTGACGAATCGTGGTACATGAAAACACGTGGGGCCTTGCCATCGACAGGAAGCGAGCCCTCCCTGAACATGACCTCGGTGCCGTCGCTGACGGTTGCGAAAGTATTCCAAGGGACAGCAATCGCATCAATGCGACGCTCCCCAGTGGGCTCGCCGGCAGCGGCGCTGACGGTGACTGTGTCTGATGTAAAACGGATCATGCGATTTGCTCCTGTGTGTTTTCTTCTGGTACTCGGTCGTCTTCTTGGGCCATTGAGGCTTCCTCAAACTCTCCCACAAAGTCGTCCACGTCAAACTCAACGTAGGTGCCTCTTGGAAGAATTGAGTCGGAACTCAACGTGGACGCAATGCACTCTGCGTAAACCTTGGTGCCGAATGTAAACAAGTCGATTCTGGACTCACGAGAGGACGTGTATGCGTAGGCGCCAGTGCTCACACCGAGAAGGTACGGGGGCACATTGCACAGACGCGCGATGTCAAGGGCGCTGTAGTTGGCTGACTCAATGAGCAACATCTTGTCCGGTGTTGCTGAGGTTGGCTCGTAGGTCAAGAACTCGTTGAGCGCTGCGGTCTGATTGGTTGCTCGAGCAGCGTTAAACGCAGCTGCAAGATCAGCAAGTTCTTGGGAACTCAGTGGCTCGCCTCCGGTCTGGCGAAGGATGCCCGACGGGATTGCTGAGGCCGCATTGCGGTAGCGGCTGTCTTCAATCTTGAGCGCTGTAGCAATGGTCTGCTCGCCTTGGTAGATGATGCCTTGCACAGGGCTAATGAACTGGACGAGGTCCTTGGGGTCAATCATTGAGCCGTTGAAGTACACCTCATTGGAAGGAGCAAACCAGACGGGTCCGACTTGGTCAGACGTGGTGATACTGCCAGACGGTAACCGTGTAAACGATGCGGGGTATCCGTCTTGTGTGCGGCTGGTGACATACCAGAAAGCACGGCCGAAAAAGAACAGGTCGTCAAGTGTCCATGCCATGAGGGTCTCGTACGGGATGGCTGGATCTGGGCGACGCAACCACGAGCGTGGCGCAAGGTCTGTTTCTTCCATCTCGCGGGCCTGCTCGTTCCACGACTCGCGGTACATTTTTAATCGCATGGCGCTGATGACGGTGGCGTGAAGATCACGAGCACGGGAAACCGCTGCAACCTGCATTGCGCGATTACGCGCCTCACCTTCCTGGTAGGTGTAGTACTGGCCAATCATGTTGGGGCCAGTGCTGTTGTACGAGTAGCCACCTGCAGCAGCTGCCTTCTGAACCGGCGCTGGACTGATCTGTGCTTTCGTTTCACCCCTAGTGAAGAAACCCATGATGACCTTTCGAGAGGGTGGCCACCGCACCCGACGCGCGGCGGTCACTTGTTGAGAGCATACGCTACTAAGAGACCACGAGCATGGGCTTCTGACGGTTAGTCGGTTTACTCACAAGCGAGATTGCAAACACGGCAACACGTGCCAACTCAATCGGGCCCGGACTCTTCTGCGATGACAGGACTGCACCTTGGGCGGTCTTGACCATGACGGCGCGCCCGAGATGCTCGGCCAGTGCGGTGGACCCAGTGTGTGCAACCTTGTCCTCAAGGATCATCTTCTGCACGAGAGTGGTGTAGCGCAGCAGCTCGCCATAGCCGACGACGCTGTACCGACGAGAGTATTGCGTGGGCATGTGAATCTCGAGCGTCGGTGTAATCGCAAGGGTTGTCGACTTGTCCTGCATGACGCGGTCAATCTGTCGCCACATTTCGTCCTCGGTGTCAACAACAAACTCGACATGCACAATTGTCTTGTGGTCCATCTGCACGGCGCGGACCCCGACATAGCGAGCCTCCGAGATAGAGCTGTCAACGGCAAGCACACCGCCCGCTGGCATCTCAAGATTGGTGTGGCATTTGCTCCAGTCGCCAATGTCCCACGCGCCACGGCTTGAGACCCACTGGTTCAGGTGAGCACGTTGGAAGTAATCCTTTTTTGACGCTGCACGGAGAGCCTTCATTGTGATTGTTGTTCCGAGCGCTGGGTTAGCCCACCGGTAGTACTCCTCGCCTTGGCACTCGGGGGGCATGCTCCACTCTGCAAAATACAGCCCGTTATTGACGCCAGCGTCAATGTCGCGCAAACCCTGCTCACGGATCTGCTGCATGAAAAGACTGTCGGCATCACCAGCCGTAGACCACATAGACAAGAGAGGCGATTTTCTTGCAATCATGGTGGGCCTAATCGCCGTGTCCATAACCTCGCCGGCGATGTCAAAGATTTCGTCTGCGACAACGAGGTCGTAGGAGCCACCGTGCAGTCGAGCTGATGCAGCTCTGACTTCCCACTTAGATCCGTCTGGCATGGTGACCGACTTGCGCCCGAGGGCTTGCATCTGCTTAGCGCCAAAATACTCAACCAAGATTGGGGCGACCGTCTGGTGAATTGCCTCGGCGCGGTCCAACATGTTTGCCGTTGACAACACGTTGACTCGACGCCCCCAAGGATGAGTCAAGAACCAACCAATCAAAGCCGAGAGCGCAAGTGACTTCCCGTTCTGTCGGGCCGTGCTCACCAACGCTTCTCGATGCACAAAGTCGCCGGCATCGTCAACCTCAAGCTGGCCGTTGAGCGCGTGGATCTGCCACGGCATGAGTTCGGTCTGCATGAACTTTGAGGCCCACTCAGCAACAAGGTCCCCATAACTCCAGCCCCCCAAGCCAGTTGTTTCCAGTCTGGGCAACGTGCGGCCAGTCTCGATGTCTCCGTTTACTTCGTCCGTGTTTCCAGCCAGTTCGGGCTGTTTACCGTCGAAAAAGAGACGATTGAT